CCGCAGTTAAAGGCAGGGCTACAGCAGCTAATACTTGGAAAAGTAGAACTAGGTCTTTAAATACAGTAGTCCCTACAGCTAAAAAAGGGGTTGCTACAACAGCTAGATTGGCTAAGAAAAGAGGTCTCTCACTATGAATGAGCATAATTTTTATGGTCTATACAGAGGTATATGCGTGGATAACGATGACCCACAAAAGCTAGACCGCATCACTTTGATTGTTCCCCAAATACTTGGAGATACAGTTACTGACTGGGCGCTGCCTTGTACCCCTATTACTAACATGGCTGAGCACTTAGACCATGAGCCTCATACTGGGCCTCAGGTAGTAACTTTAATTAGTAACCACACAGGCACTACTGACACGCAATTATCTGGGTTGTCAGCCCACTCTCACACAGTTACTATCTCCGCCCATGCTGGAAACAGCAATAAGCTTTACCACCCTCACGTAACTATCACAGACCCACTTGATAGAGATGGTACTGAAGAGGGGCTAGCGGCGGCAGAACACACTTATCATAGACACGTCCCAAAGGTTGGACAACCAGTTTGGCTTATGTTCGTGGGTGGAGACCCTAATTTTCCAGTTTGGATGGGAGTATAAATGGCGTACAACCAAGCAATTACTTTGCCGTTTAGCATTGGGCCTAACGGAGTAGGTAAAACAACAGACATCTCCAAGATTTGGAAAGACAGGGTTTATGGAGTTGTTTTGACAAGCCTTAATGAACGAGTTATGTCCCCTAACTTTGGTACTGAGGTCAAAGCTGCAGTCTTTTTAAGCGTAGACGACGCGATGGCCTCAATTAAAGAGTCGGTACACATTGGGTTTTCAAGATGGCTATCAGCTTTAACTTTAAACTCTGTTGTTGGGTCTTTGGACTCAGCTGAAGGTAATTTAAATGTTGAAATACTTTATTCAATACCTGGAACCATTGATGAGCAGAGTGTATCGCTAAAAACTGCTATTCTAAGTAGGTCTGGAGACGTTCTTTTGGAGGTAACAAATGGCTGATATCAACTACATCCCACAGGTGGATTACACCTCTAAGGACTACGCCTCTATCCGAGATGATATGTTGGGCCAGATTACAGACGTCTTCCCTGAGTGGACTAACAGAGACCCAGCTGACTTTGGAATCGTGTTAATTGAGCTTTTTGCTTATATGGGCGACATCCTTAGCTATTACATTGACCGCTCCGCTAACGAAGCGTTTATGACAACAGCAAGCCAAAGAGATAGCGTTCTATACCTAGCTCGTCTTTTGGGGTACAACCCATCCATTGTAGTAGCTTCTACTGTGACATTGACGTTTTCTAACTCAACAGCCTCTACTATTGACGTTCCTATTGGCACCCAAATAGCCACTTCCGCGTCAACCACAGGCGGAACCCAGATTATATTTGAAACTGATGCTGCTGTAACTGTGCCTGCTAAAGTTGGAACTGTAAACGGCACCATAACAGTCACCGCTACACAAGGCCAAACTGTAACCGAAGAGCTTGCGCCAACCTCTACTGGAGAGATTAATCAAACACGTGAGCTAACCTACTCGCCTTTAATTCAAAACTCTATTGACATAGTAGCGGGGGCATCCCCATTTACAGAAGTAGCGTATTTGATTGACTATAATAACTATGACCCTGTTTTTGTTGTCCAAACAAGAGCAGATGGTGTGTCTTTTGTAGTATTTGGTGACGGCATAAGCGGAAGAATTCCAGCCACTGGCGCCACAATTACAGCCACTTATAGAATTGGTGGAGGAACAGTTGGTAACGTTGGAGCTGGGCTTATTAAGTCTATTATTAAATCTAGCGCAGCTCTATCTAGCTTTAGCGGATTAACTGTTACTAATTTAACCCCAGCTACAGGTGGTGTTGAAGAAGAATCTACTGATTCAATACGAGTAAATGGGCCTGCAAGCCTTCGCGCATTAAATAGAGCAGTGTCTCTTGCAGATTATTCAGCCTTGTGCGTAGCAGCAGGCGTGGCTAAAGCAAACGCGGTAGCTGATGTGTACACCAGCGTAACTGTGTACGTTGCCCCTTCTGCTGGAGAGTTAGGCGTAACTTCTATCTCTGGAACAACCCCATCAAGTGAGTTTACTAATACAACAGTGCCTCTACTTACTAACTATTTAGTCGGAAAAGCTCCAGCAAACACAACCATTACGTTTCAACCACCAACATATGTTCCTGTAAGTATAGTTGCTACTGTTACAACATTACCTCAATATAAAAACAGCCTTGTTAGTACAGCAGTAAACGCAGCTGTATCTGAGCTTCTTGCCTTTGACAACGTGTTTTTTCAAGATAAGTTGACTCTTAACGACGTTATGAGCGTAATCACATCTGTTGAAGGTGTAGCGTACGTTCAAGTAGAAAAGTTTGTAAGAGCTCAGGCTGGGTATGACTTTACCTACACAATCACTAACAAGGCTGCAACGGGAACGGTTGCCACACTTACTATTGGAACTCACGCATTAACTGTTGGAAGCACTGTTAAAGTAACTGGCGTAGATTCAACCTTTAATGGAACGTTTGTAGTTACAGCAGTGGCGGCTACCACCTTCTCATACGCATTAGTATCTGCAGTTGTGTCTAGCACAGCTACTTCTGGAAGCGTAACTCGCCTTACAGTTAACGATATTGTTTGTGCAGAGAACGAAATACCTTACCTAGATACAGCCAGCCTAGCCCTTACAGTATTAGGAGGCATTGTTAACTAATGTCACGGTATGGCGTAAGTATCTATGGGTTATCTGTATATGGTACAGATACTCCTGTTGCGTATGCAGCAAGCGGGTTTACTGCTACCCCTAAAGACTACGGAACTATCCTATTAGAGTGGGATAACCCTGCAGGTAATTGGTCAAAAATTAAATTAGTAAGAAATAGCTACGGGTTCCCAATTGATTACTTAGATGGAACAGTTTTAGATATTAAGTTAGATGGGGCGTATGAGGCATACAAAGAAACATCACCACCCTCATTCTTAGACACAAATCTAGCTACAAATGCTTTCTACTACTATTCACTATTTGTTTTTGAACTTATTAACTATAAGTGGATTCGCGTTGCAGACATTATTGGGCTTTCTGTAAAAGAGTATGGGTACTCAGACAGGCTGTTTCAATACGTCCCAGACGTTTACAAAATCAGTTCACTATCACAAGCTGGTGGCAAATCAGAGATTAATGTGTCTTCCGTTGAGGAAAACGCAGTTCTTAAAAAGTATTTAGATGTGTTTGCGTTTGAGTTAAATACATACCACACGCTTACTAATCTGTTGTTTTCTCGTTACGACACTTCTAAGATAAGCGGATTGCTTTTGCCCTCTTTATTACAAGAACTTGGCCTGGAGTACGAGCCTGAGATTGGCTATCAGCAGGCGCGCATTTTAAGCAGAGACGCTACCGCTTTGTATAAAGGAAAAGGAAGTCTTGACGGCCTTAGAGAGTTCTTAAAAGCATTCACTGGGTACGCAGTTCCCACTATAGCAAGCGTACCAAACCCAACAGTTAACGGAATAACTGTGGGGCCTAACAAGATGCTTGACTATAATGACTCTTCGTTTGAGGAGTCAATTGGACATTGGGTAAGTGATGGCACTGGGACTCTTGCATGCCTAAAGGTTAAGAAGATAACTACTGTTGCTCTAACAAGCAACGTCCTTACACTAACTATTGGCGCTCATGATTATAAAGTTGGGAACAGAATTTATGTGTTTGGGTTTGACAAGCCATTGTTTAACCAAACTACCTCTGTACCAATCACCGCTATTACCGCAACATCAGTATCTTTTTCTTTAACTGGGGCTGACTACGCTTCAACTACCGCATGGAACCCTACTACCAATGAGTTCCCTACTATTGCCCCTTACCCTAACCCATGGGACGAACCAACTACCCCAGCTAACTACCCTAATCTTCAAAAAGGAATTCTTGCGGTTAAGAACGCAAGCGGCACTGCTGGCACTGTTAAAATTCTTTGCGGCTCCTCTGCACCAATCACTAAGGGAGTTCCAGTAACTGCTGGGTTAGCTTATTCATTTAGCGTTTACACTGTTAATTCCACTACTACACGCGATGTTACTCTTGGCATTGATTGGTACAACCGTCTTGGGGTTTACCTATCTTCTGCAACTCTTTCTCCATCTACCGCTATTGCTAGCGGAACAGGGGTATTTTCTGCTAGAGCTTCAATAGCTAACAAGGTAGCTCCAGCTAATGCTTACTACGCAGTACCGACTATTTCTATTGCAAACCTTGCTGGCTCTGCAAGCAATGAGTACCAATACTTTGATTGTGCACAATTTGAGCAATCAGCCACAGTTACAGACTTTGATGAAGCGCGCCAACTCCGCTTTACGTTAAAGGCTAATAGAATTAATGAGTTAGAAAACCCACACTTTGCATCCCCTATAGCTCCTTGGACAGTTACTGGAGCTACTAACTCTGTTATTAACTCTACAAGAGAGCCAGAAGCCACTGTGTGGGAGGTTGCATACAAATCTTTAACCTCAAATACCGCACGTATTGAGACGCTATACACACATGATTACAAAGTAGGCCAATCTATTGTTGTAAGCGGCGTTGATGCAACATTTAATGGCGTTTATACAATAACAGCTGTTGGAGAGCGCACTACATCTAACTTCCCATATCTTGAGTACGCAAAAACAGCAACTGATGTAACTAGAGCAAACAGTTCTGGGACTGTATGGGTGTCAGGTAACGCTTTAAAACTTACCGCATCCTCTGCTGGAACCGTTGTTGTGAAGTCTTGGGACGGCTCAACTGCCGCACAACGAATGCCAATTCATTACCCTGGCACAGCTTACACATTTAGTATCTATGCTCAACTATCTACATCTGGAAGCGAAAACTTAACCCCGTACATAACTTGGTACGATAGCTCAGGTACATTACTAAGCGACTCAACTGGAAGCACAACATCTGTAACGGCTACATCTCCAGATTGGGTTAGACTTGAAGTAACTGGTTCAGCTCCAGCAACCGCGGCTTCTGCAATCGTTACAGTTGATTGGGTAGCTGCAAACGGTGAGATTCTTTACCTTGATTCTGCTCTGTTTGAAAACGCGCCAATCGCATTTACTTTCTTTAACGGCTCAAGCGGGTATGGGGATAACCCTGACTATGTATGGGAAGGCGCAGTTAACGCTAGCCGAAGCCATTACTACAAAAACCGCTACGCTATACAGACTAGAACCGCAAATGCAACTTTTGAAGACAAATTGCCTCTTGGAACCACTGTAGCCATATATCTTGCACAACCCAACACTTAGTGTGCTAGCCTGTGCCTCCCCTACAAGGAGGTCCTATGGACAAATACTATGTGATAGTCGCTGGTAACGGCGTAACAACAAGAGCTAACTTAGAGGCTCTTATGGAAGACCACTTCTATGCCAACGGAGAGCATGGAGTTGTTGTTCTACCTTATAAAGATAAACCAAGCCAAGGGCAGATATTTGCCGCACAGTTGGCTAAAGATAAAAACAAAGACATCGTCATTTATACCAAGTCTGGTAACTTTAACGGCATACCCACATCAACAATGGTTGATGGGGATGCGGCAACCGCTAATAAAGACTTTATAAATGAAAAGACAGTTGCGTTTTTACTCTGGGATGACGAAGACTCAGAGAGCGCCAACCTCCTCGCTGACCTACAAGGCATTCAGTGCTTTGACCTTACAGATGGCCTTAACAAGCTTGGGCCATCAGAGGGTGCTCGGATTGTGGAGCCAGTAATCCCAACCCAAGAACAAGTCAGCACCAAGAAGAAGGAGGAGCCCGTTGGCGAAAAAGAGGAAGAAGAAGACGACGAAGAAGAAGCCGATTTCTCCGACTCTGAAGATGAAGAAGACCTTGACGACGAAATCATGGAGAATCTCTATTACGGAGTCCAAGCCATCGCCCAAATCTTCGCCCAAGCCCTAGTAGAAGCCATGGC